TCTTTTAATTCAACTCTTTTCCTATCATGGAGAGATTCTCTTTGTGCAGTTTGTAAATCGCCTTTGAGTTTTTTAACTTCTTCAGTAAGACCTTGAATCTGTTGAGACATCTTGTTCCTTTGATCAGCTCTTTCAAGTACACCCTCCATATCTGCGACATCAGTTTGCTTTAATACTTCAACTTGGTCAATAATACCTTGTTGGAACAATTGCATATAATATTCAAAGCGACCCCATCTATTAGAAGGTAGGGTAGAGCCTGAAACACAAATAATATCATATTTGCCTACAGTAATGTCATTTAATCTTTCTAAAAATGATCCTGTAATAGGATCATATAAGTCTTTATTTACAGTAATCTCAGTAGGAGCTGTATTGGGATTAAGCAATCTAATAGTCTTTTCACTTGTATAATATGCTTGAATATATCCAACCACTACTTTGGCTACTTGGTTTAATGCAGATTCAACATCATCTTTTTTAGATTTAATTCTTCTTTGACCAAACTCATCCATAGCCACAGTACCTTTGTATGTTTGTGGTGCAGAACCTTGATCTCCTTGCATTAATGCATAAATACCTAAAATTCTTTCTATATCTGCTTTAGCATCTGCTTCATTTTTATATAATTCATTTGGAAGTGGGACAGGACCAGCTACGATAGGTTGACCCAATTCTGGATCATATTCGATTACAGCAGTTCCTGCACGACCCCATTCTTCTTCCAATTGTCTCTTATCCATACTTCCTCTAGGGATTAACAACTTAACATTTGTAGATGAGGAAGCATGAGCAACGATAAGAGATCTAATTTTATTTATATATTCTTGTAATCCTTTAACTAGTCTAACATCTGATATTGGATATGGATTACGATTATGTCTATTCATTATTGGAACTAATGGATAGTTTTCTACAGGATAGACTGCTTGATATAACATCACATCACCTACAGAGAAACAGCATTTAACATGATTTACTAAACACTCATTAACTTTTATTTTACCTAATGCAATTAAATCGGCAAATAGCATTTTTTCTACTATTGTGGTAGATTCGGGTATCATATTCTCAGATTCGGGTCCACTTACAGGAACAGGCTGACCAGTCATCATATCTGGAACCATATGCCATACATTACCAAATTCTTCAACCATAGCATCTAATTGTGCTATAGCACTTACTTCGGTTTCATAATTCTCACCATTTTGACTAATTACTTTATAAGCAGGGGATTGTGCATACTTCTCATAATCTTCTTGAGTTAAAATATCCTCTCTGTTTAAGAAAGGATTATATGCACGAATATATGGTATTTTAATTTTTGTTAATCGTTCAAATGCTTCTAATTCTTCATCTTTATCAGCAAATCTTTGCTGACTATTTGTTGGAGTAACTTGAGTAATATCGCTATTAAACCTTGAAGCAGTTTCACTTGGTAGATAATGCGTTGGATTAGTAGATTCTATTTGCTCTGCATATTGAGGATATGCTTTAACTAATTGACTGCGCATATGCTTTTTACCAATAATGATACTAGATGCATCTTGACAAAAAGGATCCTGTGAATTAGGATCAATAAATATATCATGAGGATTGATAGATTGTAATGCAATCTCACCTTTACCAAAATCTTCATTGGGATTAAAACTCACATATAGGCAACCCATACCTTTAACATAATAATCATCAATAGCTTGTTTTAATTGCACATTACCATTAGAATTATCCCATATGTACGTCATGATATCAGAAAAGATGCGACCTGTTTTTACATCAGAAGTATCTCTTCCTGTGGATTGAAATCTTGGTTTGTTTGTGGTAAGTAAAGCTTTGGCTTGTTCTACTGCACTATGAACAACATTTACTACTATAGGCTCTTGAGCTCGTTGCTTAAGTGCACTTGCGTGTTCTTTTTTCCATTGATTACCATTGCGAAACTCGTTATCTTCAGTAGCTTGTCTTGCCCATTCTTGACGGGCAGACGAATATTCTTGAAGAAGATCGTGGGTGAGGCGAACTTCAGGATCGATTTGCGACATGTAACTCCTATAGGACTAGTTAATTATATTAACTATGAAACTTAACAAAAGTTCCAATATTTGTTAACTTACCCTAACTTATGCAGTCATCCAAGATTTTTTAGTTAGAAATCGCCTTTTATTAGTATCTGTGGTTTTATCGGAGCTAGTTCCTGTGTGATGGGGGATGTAGCAATTCTTCATCGCATAATACATCCCATCTAATAGATCATCATGTTTGGATCTAGGGTAGAGGAGTAGTTCATCTTTTAGTTCAGTCATCTCTGTAGTGATATATACTTTCTTTTGTGCGAATATAGGCTCCATAGTTTCTAACCGAGATGATTTAGAATTACGAGGATTTTCTTTTATTTCCATTCCAGAAATAAACATACCTTCTTCTTCGCATCTAGCACGAACATATTCTCTTAACATTTCTTGATATCCTACTGATTCTATTCGTGTTTTAGTAGGTTTATATAATTTTGCATATTGTAATATATTATCAGCCAACACCATAGGAGAGACCCTTTTCCTGAAATAAGGCAAAACAAACCTATTTCCATCTTTATCAACAGCCACAGGGACAATAGTGGAAAAGTCAGCAGTTTGTTTTGTCGAGGAGGCAGGGTCAATACCCATAAATATATTGACAGGTCTCTCCTCATTGGTTTCCTTGTCGTTTAACTTCGCAACACGAAGAAATGCTCCGTTGTCATTAACAACAATTTTACCCTCATAGTTTTGGACATACTCTTCTTTAAAGAGTTGATCCTCATCGCCTACCACCTCACATAGATATTCTCTATAGAATACCGATACTCTACCTATTGATTGTAATTCTTCTTTCTTTTCTTTTAATTTTTTTATGGGTTGCCACTCTTCCCACAGTGCTTTATTGTTATCCATATCAGGTCTAAAGCACATATTCTTCCAACCCTTCATATCTTTAAGGGTTTCGACTATACATCTTTGATGGATAGGAGTTCCAATAACTGCAAGTCTGCCTTTTATGGGATCTAATGAAGGAACAGCAGATTGTAAGAGCCATCTCAAATTAGTTTCCATAGCTTCTGCAGTTTTGGTATTATTCTCATCTTCGGGGTCATCAAGGATAATTAGTGTTGGTCGTTGATTTCCATGTTTAATACCACGAAGCTGTTGTCCTGTACCCTTGCAGATAATCATAGAGCCATCTTTCAGTTCTACTTCAGATTTCGCCCATGATCTAGCACTATTCATTCCCCAATAACCAAATACAGATCGTAACTGCTCACTATAGTCTAAGGCATCTTTTATAGTACCAAGCAGTTTAATTGCATGATCTTGTGTTCTAGATACAAGTACGATTAGTTTTGGTCCTTTATCAAAGAATATATGGTGCAACGGAAATACTCCACCTACTATTGAGGATTTTGCATGTCCTCTAGGTGCAATTATATTAATTTGTTTTTCCTTTTTATCTGCAAGTGCATCCCCAATTGTGTAATGAAAGTCAGGGCTTTCTGCTACAAACATATTCGGCATAATCACTTTACCGAATAAGATCATATCATCTTTTAAATTTTGTAAAATATTTTTTTTAGATGACAAGCTTTCCATCCTCTAGTCTTTTAATTAAATCATCTAAATACCATTGAGCTTTTTTAAGATCCTTAACCATATTCTTCTTAAAAGGGCATCTAACGATATATTTAATGATATTACCTCTATGGAAGTCCATTTCCCATGAGGAGATAAAGTCTGTAACCTCATCTCCCATGGTATAATGACTAGGATGATTTACATCATCATGTTCTGTTGGATAGGGGGTATTTATCTGCATTTGAAGATCCCCATCATCTTTCACAAATAGTTTTTGTATATTTTTACTATTCGGATTCGGGAATTTCTGTTTTTCTTTCAATTGCGACCCTCCTTTTAGCTGTTTCTTTTCCAATAGTTTCCTCAATCTGCGATGTCATATCCATTTCAAGCCGATCTGTAACTACCTTTTTACCTCCTGACATACCAAGCCATTCTGCAAATGTACCACCTATTCGGTGCATTATACTTGCATCGCCTTTAGCCTTAGCTATTTGTAGTGCATCTAAGTTAATATCACACACCATTTCCTTGGTTATGCCCTTTTTTACTAATACTTCCTCTATCTTCTTATCTATCATCTTTTTAAACTTCTCCTCTTTAAAGAGTCTACGAACTGTTGCCGCAGGTGTCTTCTGATCTTTCCTATAGAT